GTGCTCTACGCCACGGAGTCGATCGGCACCGACAACTTCCAGGTCTTCAACCGGGATAACAACTCTTTTCTCGCCTCACCCGATTGCGAGATGATCACGGTGACCAACCTGACAAACTCCAATTCCTACTATTTCAGGATTCGCGCCAAAGACAAGAATGGCAACTACTCCACCCTTTCCAACGAAGTTGGCGCCAACCTTGCCCCGGCTGGCATTACCTCTTTCACCGCCCACGGCCTGGATGGCACAGTGCGCCTTTTCTGGCAGGTGAACGGTCAGGTCAGCAACCAGGGTTTCAAGGTCTATCGTCAGGACGCCGCCGGCGACTTTGCTCTGGTGGATTCCTGGCTCACCAACCCCGCCCTTTCAAATCCCTCCAGTTACAACTTTGAATGGTGGGATACGGATGTGAGCAACGGCAGCGGCTACACCTACAAAATCAGCAGCACAAACCTCCAGAACGTGGAGTATTTTCACAACTATCCCGCCGACGCGGAACCAAGGCCCATCCACAGCCTCACCGTCAGCAACATGTCAGGGACGCTATCCGACGAAGTATTCTTCAGCGCCAACCCCTTCGCCACCGATGGAAACGACGCTTACTGGGACGTGACCAAAGGCACCCCCGGCGCCTCAAATTACGTCTGGGGCGCTTTCTTCGAACAGTATTGGAGCAACAGCGGCACCAACCTAAGCCGGGAAGTTAAGGCAATGTTCGATGCCGATTCTGAGATCAAGACCTGGGTGCTTAGGGTCCGCAGCGACCAGATCGAAACGCTCAACATCACAGCATCCGGCAACTTCAGCCGGGAGGAAAAGCTCTATTTGCAGAATGGCGGCACCTACCACAACCTGCTGGCCGGGCCCTACCAATACAGCAACACAAATTCCGACTTCCGCACCATGATCCTTCACTGGGGAAACATGCAGCCCCGGGCTTCCTTTGCCTCGCTGGAAAACAAAGTATATCAGGGCGGAACCGTTATCACCTTCGGCTGGAGTTTCCAATATCCCTTCCTCATCGACCATGCCGAAATTTCTATTGTCAACGCTTCCGACAGTCTGCTGCTTTCGGACTCCGTGACGCCCACCCAAACCAGCTTTCCCTGGCTGGTGCCGGCCAACGTGGCTGAAATGCAGGATTGCCGCTTCGTGGTGGACATCGTGGCGGTGGATGGGGTGCGCGGCAGGTTTGTATCCCCCTATCGCTTTTCCCTGCTTCCCCAGATGATCCTGGCCTATAACGAAGCCGGATTGAAGATGCGCTCCAATCCCTGGCCGGATAGCGACCTCAGCTTTGAACAGGTCTTTGGCCCCGCCCTCGGCTATCAGATGACCCCGAATGGCGGCTGGGTCATGACGCTGGATTTCGACTTCGGCACTGCCTATTGGGTTTCATCCAACGATATCAATTTCTACAGCAGCATCTTGCCGCTCCAGAGCGGGGCTTATTATATTGATTTGGTCCCCGGCTGGAACTTTTTGCCCAACCCCCATCTCTGCGCCTACGACCTGGAGGACCTGAGCTTCACTCTTCTTGGCCAGTTGCACAGCTTCACCGAAATGCTAAGCCAGGAACTGGTTTCGCCCGCCGTCTTTGTCTGGCGCGGCGAGGATTACGAAAAAACCAGCCGTATCGAGCCCTGGGAGGCTTTCCTCATCTATTACAACGGCTCCCCGGACCTGGCGCCGCAGATTCGTTTCCTGCCTTTCTGCGACGGTCCCAAGCCGCTGGCTCCGGAACCCGTTTTTAGGCTGCGGATGGAACTCGAGGGAGCCCATCCCGCCGGAATTGAACTCGGCCTGCATCCCCTGGCTACAAATGCCGTGGATTTCCGCTTTGACCATCCCAGCCCGCCCTGTCCTCCGATTTCTGATTGCTCCTCTCTCTGGATCCATCATGCCGGCGCGGATTCCACTGACATCCGGAACCTTTGCAGCGAATACCGCCAGCCCTTCAGCGGGCCGGAACAGGTTGAATACTTCAACATCCATGCCCACGCGGGTCTGGAAGGGCCACATGAGATCAGTTTCAGCACCGAGGGAGCCGGCGACCAATGGCAGATTATGCTGATGCTGGATGACGTTCCCCACTATCTGAACGGCCAGGATACTTTTACCTGGGAGCCTCCGGCTACAGGAACCTACGAAGGCTACATCCGGGTGAGCAATTACCAGGTTGCTCTCCAGGATCTGGTCCAAAGCCCCATATCCGCGCTATCGGCCTATCCCAATCCCTTCAATCCGGATGTCACCATCGCCTTCAACCTTGCCCTCTCAAACGAGGTGAGCGTCGATCTCTTCAACATTCGCGGCCAGAAAGTGCGCTCCCTTCACAAAGGAAAACTCGCGGGCGGAAACCACAGGCTGCGCTGGGACGGACGTGATGAAACCGGAAGGGGAGTGGCCAGCGGTGTGTATTTCGCCCGGGTGAGCACAGCCAGCGAAACCAAAACCATCAGGATGCTGCTGCTGAAGTAAGCGATTATCAGGAACTGCCGGCGCCGTCTGTGCGCCGGGCGGATTTCAGCCTGGTTGATACAGGCCATAAAGCCTGATAAAAAAGCAGCCTCCCCAGTGTAAAGGAGAGGATTGTAATCAAAAATATTTAGTGCGACTGCCCTAATCCCGAAGTTTTAACCCCCAGGAAAAACGAAGCAATGCCTTCTGGCCATTAAGGCCCTGTCCCGGGTTCCGGACGCGCCTCCCGCACGATACCAGCATTTGGTGCGAGTATTTGCCGAGAGGCGTGATAGAGGGATGGACGCAGGCGCTCAGGGCCTGACTGACAGGACATTGCGGTGGGTTAGCATTGATATGACACTTTTTTCAACCAAGTGGGTGTGAGAGCGCAACCTCAAAGCAATAGGGAGGGTTGCGGACCTTGTTATGTTGGATTATGGTCTGTAAGCCACACGTCATTCCGGGCTCGACCCGGAATCCAGTCAACTCTGTTTCAATCCTTGTTATGTTGGATTATGGTCTGTAAGGGGCGACGCACCGATCGCGCCCTCCGCCACTGGCATCTGTTTCAATCCTTGTTATGTTGGATTATGGTCTGTAAGACTACGACAACCTCATGCTCCAATACTACCGCGTTCTGTTTCAATCCTTGTTATGTTGGATTATGGTCTGTAAGTCGATCGCGAAGGCATCTGGTTGAACAAGTGTCGGTTTCAATCCTTGTTATGTTGGATTATGGTCTGTAAGGTTGCCGCGCTGCGCCGTGAAATCGCCGCGCAGAAGCGTTTCAATCCTTGTTATGTTGGATTATGGTCTGTAAGTATCAGCGCTTCATGTGGCGCTGCATCAGGGACCTGTTTCAATCCTTGTTATGTTGGATTATGGTCTGTAAGCTCCAGCTCGGCATGCTGCCCAAGGCAATATATTTCGAGTTTCAATCCTTGTTATGTTGGATTATGGTCTGTAAGGACATTTTAGGCAACCGTTGGCTGAATACACCGTGGTTTCAATCCTTGTTATGTTGGATTATGGTCTGTAAGCCTTTCGTTACTGGCCGCCGGATGGCGGCCGCGAAATGTTTCAATCCTTGTTATGTTGGATTATGGTCTGTAAGCGGCGAGGTTCACCATATTCATATAGTGCACGCCAAGTTTCAATCCTTGTTATGTTGGATTATGGTCTGTAAGATGGTATTGGGCGAGCGCAGTTGCTACGTAGCCAAGTTTCAATCCTTGTTATGTTGGATTATGGTCTGTAAGAGACTGGGATTCAGCCCTGACGCTGACGTGAGCGGGTTTCAATCCTTGTTATGTTGGATTATGGTCTGTAAGCGATATTTTCTTTTTCTTGTCACAGACGAGCTGCTTGTTTCAATCCTTGTTATGTTGGATTATGGTCTGTAAGTCATGGTGCTTTTCGCCGCCAGAATGCCGCTATTCCGTTTCAATCCTTGTTATGTTGGATTATGGTCTGTAAGGCCTTCACGAAGAAGGCGAAATTTGTTCTGCAGGTGTGTTTCAATCCTTGTTATGTTGGATTATGGTCTGTAAGGATTTCGAGCTTGCGGGAGCGTCATGTTCAACGGTGTTTCAATCCTTGTTATGTTGGATTATGGTCTGTAAGCAAACTGGACTCCCGCGTCTCCCACATCGTCCTCAGGTTTCAATCCTTGTTATGTTGGATTATGGTCTGTAAGTCCGCGAACTGGATGCAGTAGCAGACCTATGGCTGAGTTTCAATCCTTGTTATGTTGGATTATGGTCTGTAAGTCTCTCTCAAAAACGGGGACAATCTGTCGTAATTGCGTTTCAATCCTTGTTATGTTGGATTATGGTCTGTAAGTCGAACTCGTCGAACTGATCGTCGAGTCCGAGGTCGAGTTTCAATCCTTGTTATGTTGGATTATGGTCTGTAAGCCAACCCTACAGTATTGCCGGGAAGCGCAGAGGCGGTTTCAATCCTTGTTATGTTGGATTATGGTCTGTAAGTAAATTATACGATGTCTTGTGGTAGCGAAGCTACGGTTTCAATCCTTGTTATGTTGGATTATGGTCTGTAAGCTGATGGCCAAAATGGGGGCCGCCTTCGGCCTCACGTTTCAATCCTTGTTATGTTGGATTATGGTCTGTAAGAAGGAACTTTCCACATCCACCATTAAAAACCTCGAGTTTCAATCCTTGTTATGTTGGATTATGGTCTGTAAGTGGGAAAAAGAGTATTGGCAGAAATCGCCGTCGAAGTTTCAATCCTTGTTATGTTGGATTATGGTCTGTAAGTCACATGATCGCTGAAGCTGGCCCGGTTTTTCAGAGTTTCAATCCTTGTTATGTTGGATTATGGTCTGTAAGCAGGTTCGACCGGGATCAAAAAATATCCTACTACCAAGTTTCAATCCTTGTTATGTTGGATTATGGTCTGTAAGACAGCCGTTCAGACCGGCTTCGCGGATTGGTCCATTCGTTTCAATCCTTGTTATGTTGGATTATGGTCTGTAAGTGAGCAGGAAATCCGGGAGAAGGGATGGAAGTATTCGTTTCAATCCTTGTTATGTTGGATTATGGTCTGTAAGGAATTATCCTACTGGTGTCCCAATGCCGGAGTATGTGTTTCAATCCTTGTTATGTTGGATTATGGTCTGTAAGATGGCCTGACGCAGCTTGCGGGCGGCTGGTCCGGTGGTTTCAATCCTTGTTATGTTGGATTATGGTCTGTAAGTGGGCGACTACTGGATTGAGGGCTACCGCGCCAAATAGTTTCAATCCTTGTTATGTTGGATTATGGTCTGTAAGTTTGCCTTGTTTCATTTTACTCCAATTCCTCTTTTCATGTTTCAATCCTTGTTATGTTGGATTATGGTCTGTAAGAGAATTGACATTTTGGCAGACCCTGGTAGCCGCGCGTTTCAATCCTTGTTATGTTGGATTATGGTCTGTAAGATAGAGAGGGTGTCCGGCGGATATTATACTATGCTGTTATAAAGTATCACCCAAACTTGCAAATGGGTATCACCTGTCACAGTGGTCGTAACTGTTTATGGGATTGTGAGATGAATAGGACTGGCTTTAGACTGTGTCACAGTGCTCTTTGGACGTTTTTGGACGTTTCAGTATCAGGGTTTTTGCAAATTTGCCCTAGTTTCAGGGTGTTTTCAGACCATCGGTTTTTTTGAAATTATTATCTCATTTAATAGAGCCGTAACTGAAGTGCCAAAGTCCCTATCATCGTGAGCCACTGACTCTGATCAGCGTCTATAAACTCGATCTTAAAGTCCTTATTGAGAGGTTGGAGGGCAACTCCCCGGCGGGCTTCATCGAAGTGTATCCTTTTCAAGGTGATACCGGTCTCGTAGCGCACCGCACAGATCTTCCCATTCGTGCCATCCCAGGTGACTTGCTTCTTGATTAACACTATGTCATCGTGCAAGATCTGAGGCTCCATGCTGGCACCATTGATCCGGAAGGCCACATAGCTGTCCGTACCCAAGGGAATGTAACGAGTGGGGACTTCGACTGATTCCGCTGGCTCATACCCCTCTGGAACTTCAATGGGTGATCCGGCGGCTATTTCCGCCACGATCGGGAAGATCGAAGTGCGCACGTAAGTGGTATCAAAATCATTCACTAAGACCGGCTTGCCATCCACGATCCGCACTTTCTTGGTGGTCTTGATGTCATCACCAAGCTCCCAGGGAGCCAGGATGAACATGCTGCCTTCCCCTCTCAGCAGCCAATTCACATTCACTCCGGCATCGATCAATCTGGCCATGAACTGAGGGTCGGGATACCTCTCATTATTCTTGTAGCGGTCCAAAGAATTGGCAGAGATACCAAACTTTTCCGTGAACTGGTACTGCTTCAGTTTCATTGCTTTAATCAGCATTCCCAGTCTGCTGCCGATGTCATTTGGGTCCATATTTCCTCCTATATGGTTACTTTTCTCTTGACCTTTTGCCGTATGGGTAAGATTATGCATCCGTGGACAAGATAAATTGTCTATCATTTTTGTCAAGATAGAATTGTATAGTGTGATTCGGCGGCGGATTCTTCCATTGGGATCGGAGGGTTTGCAAATGCTCTCGGAAGGAGCAGAAAGGACTTCCCAAGTTATTGCGATGCAGTATAGTAGCACCCAACAATAACATTAGGGAGGCGCTTATGAAAGCGACCGGTTACGAACCTGGGAAGACAGTGGTCGGGGACGACCACTGTGACAACCCGACCACTGTGACAGCTGTCACAGTGGTATCCAATCGGAGAATAAACCTGCCGATGCTGATCAGTAGATACTTTGAGCACTGTGACAGCAAAAATGGCCTGAAAGCTGTCACAGTGGTGCAGAAATTACCGACCACTGTGACACATCATCATGGTGGGTCTGTCACAGTGCTCTTACCGGTAACTGAATTGTATTGGAGAAGGCTTAGGATGAGCAAGCGGAAGATCAGGGCGGTCTGGCTGACCGTAGAGCGGGTGGCGGAGTTGATGAACTGCTCCACTCGCACAGTATGGAGATACGTTAAGAGAACCAGTATGATGGTACACAAAGAGCAGATAAAGCAAGGCAGCAGTAAGATCATGAAGTCTTTCCTGCTGACCGACCCGGAGATCTATGCCAGGGAGATGGCAGACTGTGAGAGCAGGGGCCGGATACCTGACGAGTTCATTGAAACCGGTATTGAGGTCGATGGCAGGCTACTGAACAGTGCCCTTGTCTACAAATATAGGAACGCAACTGCGGAGGATGGTGATTACTATGCAACCTTATGATGTCACTCCAGAGGAATACGCCGCATTTTACGAAGAGCGCTTCCCTGATCGGGGAAAATATCCTCGAATAAGTGAACTTATTGGGAGTCAGAAGCAAGCCCTGGTGACTCCCCCCATATATAAGGAAGAGGAGCAGGCGGTCAAAACACCTGCCCCACCACTTGATGTTGATTATGACAGCCCAGGGTACATCGACTTCAGTCCCCGCGAACACATCCCACTTCAACACGAAAAGGAAGCCAGGTTACTTGGCCACTTCTGCAACCTCGTGATTCGGAGGCTGGCCTTATGCCATTCCAAAGTAGAGGAGTGGAAGCTGATAGTTGAGGAATACAACAACGGAACCATGGCCCCAGAGCTACTCAAGCTCAGGGGTGAGCGCAAGGAACGGGCTCTGCGGCTCTGGATCGACCAGTATGTCAAATCCAATCAGGACATGTTCGCACTGCTGCATAAGGGCAAGAATATCAGCCATAAACGCAAGGTGACCGAGACCGAGTCCAATGTCCTGCTCAGCATTCTGCTGCATCCCAACCAGATCACCATCGGTTCTGCCATCAACATGCTCAAGGCTCAAGCCAGGCTGGGTTACTTTGAGTCACCCACCAGCAAACCCACCTTGAGAAGATGGTGCACTGAGTGGATGGAAAACCACCTGGCGACTTGGGAACAGACCCGCAAGGGCAGCAAATACGTAGCGGAACGCATAGTCAAGACCATCCACCGGGATGCCCGGCTCCTGCATGTGGGTCAGGTCTGGGTGGCCGACGGTCATACGCTGGCCTTCGATATCCTCAATCCCCATACCGGTAAAGCTCAACGCATGACCATGATCATGGTCTTCGACTGGGCAAGCCGCTATCCGGTGGGTGCCTCACTCGCCTTTACCGAGGATAGCCAGCATATCCAGACCGCCTTCCGCAATGCCTTCCTCAATACCTCGCACTGGTATCTGGATAAGGATGCCGAGGGGAATACGGTACAAACCCGGCCACCCTTCGCCTTCGTGCCCGAAGCGGTCTATCTCGACAATGGCAAGGCCTTCAGAGCCAAGCTATTCCACGAGTACTGGGAAAGGCATGACCTGGAACTCGAATTGGGCGGTGTGTTCCCCAAGTTGGGCATCGAAGCCCACTTCGCGGAGAGCTACAATGCCAAGGCCAAGGTGATCGAACGCTTCTTCAGAACCTTCCAGGAGCAGTTTGAACGTTTCATCAGCAGCTTCCGGGGAGCCAGCGTAGCCAACAAGCCATCCACCCTAATGCGTAACGAGAAGTGGGCAAAAGCCTTATACAAGCGTGAGGCTCCCACCATCCGGGACACGATGCAGATGATCGGCTTCTACATCAGGCACATCTACGGCGAGACCGAGCATGGTGCATTGGAAGGCAAGACACCTTGGCAGGTATTCAGTTCCGCACTGGTGCCGGAAGAGCGGATGCTCAGGCCGGATAAACTCAACTTCATGATGCTGGCCACCGAACGCAAGTCAGTTAGAAACGATGGCATAGTATTCAACAAGCTGCTCTACTGGCACGTCGCCCTGATGGACAACATCGGCAAGCCGGTGATCATCAGATACGACTATGCCGAGGCCAGGTGGATACTGGTCTATGATATGAAAGACAACTTCATCTGCCAGGCAGAGCTGAGACGCAGCCAGCATCCTTTCATCCACATCGATAAGAACAACCCGGTCTCGCATCAGTCCCTCAAGAAGGAGTACACGCAGATCAAGAAGCTGCAGCGCTTAACCGAACAGCATGCCCGAGACTTCGTACTGCGTAATCAGGAGGCGGTGGATAATCTCCTCGAACCTTATGTTCGGGAAAGCCTGAGCGCACCCAATCCCACCTTTCAACAAGGGAGCATGATCACCGCACCCGAACCTGAGGCTCAAGACCGCATCGAAGAGATGGAGCGGGAGATGGTCAAGGAACTGCCTGAATTGGAATTCATAAAGCCTGAGGAACAGAGCTTCGGCTCTAAGCAATCAGATACCAAGATAACTGGTACAGAGAATGAACAAGAAGCATTAACCGCCGATCCTGATCCCGAAGAGCAGGACGATGATGATGACGAGAGCTTCTACGGCATGCTGAAAAAAGTCGGCATAATCTGACAAGGAGGATCAATGAAACCCAACAAGCTCGTGCAAATCAAGAACGTAATCAGGGCCGATGCCTGCATCCAGTTCCTGATGAACCGGCCCAAGACCGAGATGGTAGGCCTGGGCCTGATCTACGGCAAGCCCGGCCTGGGCAAGACCACCTATGCCAGCCGCATCGCCTTCATGCGAGGTTACATCTATATGCGGCTGGAATCGACCACCACTCCCAAGTCCTTCGCGGTCGATCTGATGACAGCTCTCTACCGCCGCTTCGGACTGGGTGAGTTCATCCCCAGCGGCACCACCAACAACATCTTCAAGCACTGCCTGAAGCTCCTGGACGACAATCCGGAGACGGTGATCGTGATCGATGAGATCGACTATGCCTTCAAGCATGACCGTCTCTTAGGTGCCATCCGGGACATCGTGGATGTCACCCTTACCATCGTGATCCTGGTCGGGATGCAGGATGCCCGGAACAAGTTGGCCGCCATCAACCGCCACTACTTCGACCGCTGCAACTACTTCTACGAGTTCAGGAAAGTGGGCAGGGACGATATCCGCAAGATCGCCAAGGAAGTGATGGAGATACCGGTGGATGAGTCCATAGTAAACAAGATCGACTTCAACTGCGAAGGCAATCTCCGTAAGGCTGTGAAGATCATGTACATCATCGAGCGGGCTAAGGCCAGCAATCCTCAACTCTCCATTGCCAATCTCGATCTGGGGAGAGACCTATGACCGCCAGAGAACTTGTGCTGAACTTCGTAAACCAGTACAACAAGCCCTTCGATTCGCCCTTGGTAGCCAATATGACGGGACTGGAGATCGGGGAGCTTGAGCCTATCATAAGCGAACTCCTTGAGGACGAGACCATTAGGTTAGCCAGCCACCGGGAGTCCATCTATGTCCGCAGCAACCGCTTCAACACAACTTTGGACAAGCAATTGCGGGCGCACTGGAGCTTCGATCCCAAGGCAGCCCTGGCACTTCTCGATCTGATCGAAAAACGCAGCTTCACCTCGATCAGGAGCATCGCAGAAGCCTTCGGGAGAAGCCGCAAGTGGGTCTTCGTTTATCTGGAGGCGATGGCCTCGGTTAAGGTGATCGGCATCAATAAGAGCGGATACTGCGTATTAGACCACCAGAAAATCCCCATGGTGGGATCGATTGTGATCAAAGGCATCCTGGGCGAAATGCGAAGCAAGGCCGGGATGCCACCTAAGCAAAGAGCGCCTTACCGAACTAAGAAGCGCATGGCTCAACACCCACAGCAAGCACTGTAAGACCAGCCAACCGGGGGCATTCTATGGATCAGGAACAGCGGGAACGAAAACTACGCCAGGAGATACACGGCCTCAGGGTCAAAAAGTTCCACTGGCCGCTTGATGCCTTCAGGTTCATCATCAAGGGCCTCGGTTATGGTGAATCGCTGAGGGCTTTGCCGGAGGACCGCTTAACTGAGTTGAAGGCTCTCCTGCTCAAGTATCGCAAGCATGGCAGACCCCAAGTCTTTACTTTCGACCGCCAGGGCATGTATATGTTCTATCTCATGAAAACTGCGGCTTGGACCGAGTCTCAACTGCGGGCATTCATGCTGAAACACTTTTCCAAAAGCCACTGGAACCTACTCGACAGGAAGGAGCGCAGAGCTGTGATCGCCATGCTGCAGAACTATATCAAACAGAATGAAAAGAAAGCCAAATATACAGACAACAAGGAGGCATCCAATGGACACACCCAAGACCCCCAAGGCTAAAAAGCCCGTACCCACCCGTATTGACGCTAACGGCCAGAGCATTCCGGTCTCGATCATCAGACCTGAGATCCTCAAGCAGGACGCCATCGTAAGCAAGACCATCAACCGGGCCATCAAGCTGCATCAGCGTATGGTAGCTGACAAGAACAAGTTCTTTGAGGACGTGGAACTTTATCTCCAGCAGGTAGCCGAGAAGAACGGCCTGGAGTGGAAGGGCAATGCCGTCCTCAACAGCTTTGACGGCAAGTACCGGGTGGAGATCAGGTTCAAGGAACGCATCCAGTTCGGCATCGAACTTCAACTCGCCAAGCAGAAGATCGATGAGTGCCTGAAAGCCTGGTCCGCCGACTCCAACGTCAACCTCCGGGCCATCATCAGCGAAGCCTTCCAGGTCGACAAGAAAGGCGAGATCGCCAAGTACCGCATCCTGCGCCTGCGCCGTTACAACATCAAGGATAAGACCTGGAAGGAAGCGATGGAACTGATCGACCAGGCCATCCAGGTGGTAGCCACCAAGCAGTACATCAACTTCTATGAACGTGACGAGTCGGGCCAGTTCCGCCAGATCGTCCTCAACTTCCCTGCCCTGTGAGAAACAGTGGCAGCGTAACTCATCTCTATTTGATAAAAGCACAGGAGAATGAATAATGGCACCTATGAATACCAACACCGCAGAGGAACTGATGAATATCTTCAAAGATGAACGCAATTACCGCACCGATGAGATAGCCGAGATCCTCAGGGTCGACCGCTCCAGCGTCTACCGCTGGATACGTGACATCGGCGATCCTCTGCCGGCTTTCAGAACCAAAGAAAACGGACAGCTGCGCTGCTCCGGCAAAGACCTCAACCTCTATCTGCAGAAGCACAAGGTACGCCCCGAGTATGAGTAACAGCCATGAGTTCCGCATCAAGCGGGACAACTGCAGGGAAGCCTATCTGAACGGCAAGACCGATCCCACTGAGTTGGCGCTGATCTTCGGAGTTTCCGGCATCACCGTCCGTAAGTGGATCAAGTCCGGCAAATGGGACGAGCAGTTCAAGGAAGAGCGCAAGCTCGACCATGAGATCAACTTGGCCCGCAAGAAGGCACTCATCCAGGCACTGCGTGAATATGCCAAGAACCCGGCGGACACCGCTCTGCAGAGCCTCGTCAGCCTGATCAGGCAGAACCAGAAGGACGCTGAGCCTTCCAAAGAATTGAACGACTATATCGTCCGCTTCCTGGATCAGGTGACCGACTTCATGATCGAGAAGGGCTATGAGACTATGCTTAAACAGTTTCAGAGTATCGTGCTCGATCTTGCCGAGTACTTACGAGTCAGAAATGGATAGACACATGGTTACCTCCAAACACACCAGCCTACCTACCCTCCAACGAGTGGAGCTATTCCCTCCGGCTCCACGACATCCTGCCTGCCTGACAGCGGAGCCGATCCCCACGGTTCCGCTGATCCTTCCGGAAACTCGGGGTCCCCGACCAACGGCTTGCCGGGGGTTGGGGTGATACCCGGTTATGCCTAAGAAGTTCATTCAGCGGCATAACAAGGCTCTGACGGAGATCGCATCCAAGACGATCTCCGTCTTGCCTTTTATAGACGATAATCCTGAAGCCAAGACTGAGAGGATCAGGCGTACCACCGGATCAGGATGGGATGCCTTCTCGTTCTTCTGCCATACCTATTTCCCGCATATCTTCCCACTACCCTTTTGCCCAGCGCATGAGACCATGTTCGATGAGACTGACAAGGGCTCAGGCATCATTGCCATCACCGGATTTCGTGGGCTGGGCAAAACGGTACTCATGGGAGTGGTCTATCCCATCTGGATGATCATCCAGGGTGAACGCTACGTGATCCATACAGCCGCAGACATAGATCTGGCTCAGGAACGCACTGCCTTTACCTTGCATGAGCTGCGGAACAACAAGCGGCTCACGATGGACTATCCGGAGCTGCAGCCCGTGGATGCCTTTGATCTCGACTTCTATCTCAAGAACAAGGCGAGGATCAGAGCCAGAAGTATCAAGCAGTCTCACAGGGGAACCATCAATCCCAAGACTGCCAAACGGCCCGGACTGATCGTCTGTGACGATATCGACAAAGAAGAAAACATGGGCAACCAGTCCATCGGCAAGAGACGCATGGAGAAGATCACCCAGGAGCTTGCCGGAGCTCTCTCACCGGAGGGAAATGGCAGGATCGTCTGGCTCGGTAACCTGGTGCATCCCAACTATGCGATCTGCCAGTTTCAGGAGCTTATCTTGGGCGAAATACGGGCTGATAACCCTGATCTGGACACAAGGTCGGTTCTGAAAACGCACCAGAAAGCGATATTGCGCTTCTCTCTCGAAGATATGCATGGCAAGTCCATCTGGGAGGAGCAGTACCCCACTGCCACCCTGCCTAATCTGAGAGCCAAGTTTGGTCATACCGGATACCAGAGGGAGATGTTGGGGCAGCCAGTCATTGAAGGGAACATATTCAAGAACCACTGGTTCACCAGATACAAAACTCTGCCTGAGCCATCTCACATGAAGCGGGTCTGGCTCTATGCCGATCCCGCCTGGGGTGAGAAGGGCTGTTACAAGGCCATCATCTCCATAGGCTATGACGGCAACAGGTTCTATGTGATTCACGTCTGGATACGGCAGACCGAGAACACCAAGTTCTTCAGATACTACTATGATACCTATCAGGAACTTGATAGAACATATAGAGTCAAAGCCCGGGCAGCCTGTGAAACTACCTATGGTCAAGCTCGTATCCTGGCTGACTTCGACAGGTGGGCACAGGACAATCATCTGCCACCCATCAGTCACAGAATCAAGCGTATCGATAACAAGGACAACAAGAACCTCCGCATCGAAAGAACCGAGACCATCATCGAGACAGCAAAGATACTCTTTCCTGAAGGCCAAGATACTCCCACTCTCATCAGTCAGTTCCTCACCTATCCTGATGGCTACATCGATGGCTGTGATGCCCTGGCAGGCTGCTTGGAACGGTTCTCGGAATACGATATCGGCAGGAACAGAGTCAAGGTCAGGAGGTTCGCCTTCTGATGAACTACTACGATAAACTCATGCTTGAATACTACCGTGTCCTGAACAATGCCTGGAAGACCGAGATCAGGGATGCTGCCAGACTTGCCATCCAGATGCTGAGTGACATGCCACGAGCAGAGAAGATCAACCGGGACTCCATAGATAAGCTTATGGGCATCATCAACACCCAGTTGGGAGATGACTTCGCGGCCCTGGTCAATGAGCCCACCAAGGCGATAATAGACCGCTGTGTGCGCCTCGGACTGAGAGACACCCAAGTGCAAGCCCCAACCAAGACCAGCATTGGGCTCTGGGGTATAGAAGACCAGCATCTCTCATCCACCATCCAGAAGCAGCAGTTGTTCTGGATCGGGAATCACTTCGATGCAGACATCAGGCAGAACTTTGCCGATGTCCTCTCCAAAGCCATAGAACAAGGCTATACCAAAGAAATGCTTGCTGATACCCTCAAAGACCAGTTCAATGACCTGGCAAACCGCTCATCCCACTACTGGCAGGGACTGGCAGAGCATACCGCCCTGCGCATCAGGGAGTTCGGAAGGCTGCAAGGTTATAAGAAAGCCAAAGCCAGGTACTACAAGCTCGTGGTTATCCTGGATGACCGCACCAGTGATATCTGCCGGGCATTGGCAGCCCAGGATAAGGTCTATCCACTCAACGATGCCCTGGAAGTGATGGATAAGCTCATGGCTCTGGATACCAAGTCCAGTAGCCTGGATGATGCCAGAGATTACATCAAAGCCCTCGCACCCTGGATCAAGGATGACCAGATCGAATACGACTCAGAAATGAACCCGGTTGGTGTCTCCGGAGCGCATACACCTTTCCCACCGTTTCATTGGAAGTGCAGGACGACATCTGAGGTTTGGAATGTTTAGTTTCTGCTGTGAGTTTGTAAATCTGATACTATTTCATGAGTATCATCTTATGAGTTTGAGATATGCCATTCATCTCAACCCGCACAAAATAAATCCCCGAGCTTACAGCAGTACCTTTCTCGTCTAGTCCATTCCAGACTATTCGATGATGCCCTTCACGTAACAAACCGTTGTGCAGGGTTATTAACTTCTGTCCTTTGATATTGAACACAGATAACTTAGTCGATCCTTCCCGAGGAGTTATAAAACTGATGGTGGTTTCTGGATTGAAGGGGTTGGGGTAATTAGTTAGTGTTGAAAATGTTATAGATGGGATGACCGGATCATCTGTGTCAGTCGTTGTAAGATACATAGGGATCGCCACCTGAACTATTTCGCCTTCGTTGACAACTACGTTTTCTATGATCTGGTCTTCATAATCCCAGCGGCTTGCCCGGATCGTATATAATCCAGGTCCTGTTGGATACTCAAAGCACCCCAAACTGTCACTGAATTCGGGAAGTTTTTGGTTAATCTCTATCTTGGCACAGTCAATCATATCACCATTATCAGGGTTGAAAACGATTCCCCTTAGGCCGCCAATATATACAGAATTATATTCATAGGCACCGATGTCTACTGTTTGCTGACCGCCAGTACCTGAAGCGATGCGCTTGTGATATCTTATATCGAAATCAGGCAGATCGGGAAGATAAGCTCCAGTATCTATGCAGGGAGAATCATGCGCTAAACTAAAATCACTACCTAAGGAATCGGCATACTGAGGGTTAGCCATAATATTGCCTCCTCCGTCATAAAGCGGGGGCACAGGAATCTCCACGCAGTTATTCATAAAGATGGGCGGGTAACCATCGACATAATCTGCTGAAGAGGTGTTAGTATGGCCATCCAGGACGTTATTATAGAAGTTTGGGCTTGTCTCATACCCCAGTAGAATAGTGTCGTAATTGATAAAACTATTATTAAATAGCAGAGGCGACACTTCGTTGAATTTTGCTACTGCCCCACCGTCAGAACCCACTGGGGGGAAATGCCGAAACAAATTGTTATAGATTCTGGGTTTATTGAACACAGTATGGGCCCCTCCCCAGATTTCTATGCCATAGGCATAGTAGCCGGTTGTTTCCAAAATGTTGTTGTAAATATCCGAACCTCGACTTGTATTGTAGAATCTTACATGGCCATATCCAAAGTTGTCTGACAAGACATTGTAGCCAGGGCCAGACGATTGTAAGCTTGCATATCCGGAACCCATATTCGGTTTATAGATAAGGTTCCTTCGGCAATAGACAGTATCCACGTCAGTATATGACATACAAAAGAACTTGGTTTGTGAATTATAAGATTCATTTCCATACATGTTGTATGACCCTACATATCGAGACAGTTCCTTATTTGCATCAGTATCATTGAAGTTGATATACTTATTAAATATAATCTCACGATGGCTGCCACCCCCAGTAATATCTGTTGCAGTTCCGGAAAACTCACATCTGGCTATTGTTAGCGTGGGTGCATCTTCAAGATCAGAGCCGGCACTGATAAAACTAGAAGTGAAGTGAAAACCACTGAGATTGTAAGAAGTGAACCTGCACCCATATATAATCGTGTCTTCCAGAAGGTTGCCGCAGCTAATCGCAGCAGTATTAGTTTCAAAAGTGCAATATTTTACATCAATTCTACCATTCCTCACGCATAATGCCCCCCAACTATTTGGATAAGTGTAATCAATAATCCCCATGAAAGTGCGGTTAATATGGCAGTATTCGAATTCAGATTTTTGAGCGTTTTCTGTAAAATGGATTCCTCCCCACCGAAACAGCTGGTCACTTTGCCAGGTATCGAAGACAATGGGATAGGCCTGAGTACCATGTGCCACAATCTTGCCATGGACAACAATCATTTTAGCAATTGGCTCTATGGGATTATTTATGGTTCCATGCCAGAAGAAACCATTCCAATCTATCTCGATCGAAGCGCCGTTTATCTGAACCTGCACACCCGGCTCTATGGTGAGAGTTACACCGGAAGCAATGTATAAGAACGATACCAACCGATAAGGGCTATTCTGTAAATCCCAAGTGGTATCCTGCGAAATGATACCTCCCACATCCATAGCAGAAAGGCTGAAAGCCACAATCATTAGGGACGCGCTCAGGACGTATTTCATGTTCTTATCCTTGTTTTAGGTTGGAGTCACTTATGCAGAGACTCCAACACAATGAGTTTATTTTAACAGCATCATCTTGCGAACATGGCTTTTCCCACCTTGTTCTACTCTGACAAAGTAAACTCCAGACGAAACTGGTCGTCCCGATGTATCTGTTCCAGTCCAAACAATTCTGTGATTACCGGCAAGATGTTCTCCATTTACCAGTTCTTTTACCTTCTGTCCACGCAGATTATATACTATCAGTTTCACATAGCCATCTTTGGGTACTGCATAGTTTATTGTGGTAGATGGATTGAAAGGATTGGGGTAGTTGCCCTGGATAAGTAGATGGCTTGGGGGGCTTACCTCCTGAAAAACTAAAATCTGTGGGTTACCAAGTTTGGTTAGGAAATCCATGTAACTTTTAATATTTGTAGTGGTTGCGCTGCAATTTGGTAACGACTTAGCACCTTCTGAAGCATATTTATACAAGCAGTATGACTGATCTATTAGGGCATAGAGAGAATCTGCTACAGAGATGGGGTTGTTAATAACCAACTGCAAACGCTGAATAGCAGATAGATAATCCTCTTCTTTTATGTAACATTGAGTTTTTACCGCTTCCTTTTCCAAATAGGGAACCATGTTTTCAAGAGGTATCTTCAGATCAAGGTATTCCCTCAAAGATGCATAATCACTCTCAGTAGCTCTTTCTATAAGATACAGAAAGTCTATTGCCAAGGATGTTATAGTCGAATCAGGAAAGGCTTCTATAATTTGTTTCATTATATCTTGCGCTAGGCCAAATTCGCCTTGGAAAAAGTATTCTGTCCCAATGTTCATTAATGAATGGGGGGAAGTTGGTGGTTCAGGTGGTTCTGGGACAAATCTAAACGCAGAAACATCCGGATAGAACCTATCGGGAGCTGCAACCCAGTTCGGGATAAATGTATTGTTATACACTTCTGCAATTTCTTCTGGGGTTAGATTTGCTACTAAGTAGTTGTCCCAGTTTTCAAAATCAAACACTGACGAGGGATCGTTTGCCACTGAACATTGCTGGTCAATGATCCGGTTATCGGGATAGTTTACTAACATTTTTAAGGAACTTAAAGATGCCCCATCACCGATTAATTCGCACCCACCATTATCCTGGAACAAATTGTTCGAGAATCCATGATAGTCTGGCTCAGTATCTGGAGTTCTATACGATTTTGTCCCCAAGAACCCATGCCCTCTCAAGTTGGTGAAGTTGTTATTCATAACGTTAAGTTCGGCATCATTGGCATAAATACCCATGCCGGAGTATCTGCCATTTGGTTCATCCTGCTCTGTAAAGAAATTGTGATAAATAAGTGATTTTGAGCTGGTATGATCTATCCAGATGGCTGCGTGGTCGTTATAATAAAAATTGTTTGGTTCTATGTTTGGCAGCTCCAAAAGGATATCAGTCGGAACGCCATTGCCGTCGAAAACTCCACCAACCAGAATACTTGAATCCTGAGCGTATATACCGAAGATATTATTATTAAAATCGCATCCCTGAACAATGGCTTCCTTACAATTAATCAAGCTGATGCCATATTCATTTTGATCTTCGATAGTGTCTCCACCGAATGTACACTCGTCTTTGATGTCAGCCTTAAGATATTGAATGCCATTGCTTAGTTGATTATCTTGGATAAAAATCCCACAATGGTTGGATGCAAAGGAACACTGTTTAATAGTAGCAGTTTGCTCTATGGTCGCATAATTGCTTCTGTCAAAAAAGACTCCATAAGTACAATTAGAATATGAGTTATTGTTGTATTTTGGTTCATTCGCGTTCTTCACATAGATTTTATCAATACCACTTATATCAGAGCACTCAAGTATAAATGACGGGGAGTTTGTGCTGTATCCCGTATATATGTAGATTCCTTCCCATCTTTGGGCGTTTGGATGAGTAGATGTTATGCGAACATTGAGCAATTTACGTGGGTTTCCTTCTAATCCTTCTATCCTGCCATTATCATTAGTTATTATCCTATCGCCATGTAGTTCGGGATCATTGGAATCCGGGTCTGGTTTGTATCCAGAAATACAAACGCCTGATGCGAGCTTAATTGCGCTACTGTCTGTGTTTGTACCCTGGACGATCAATTGTGCTCCATTTCGATTCGGGTAATTACCACCATTCAAGTTCACATGAGAGTTCTCTTCAAAAAGCATAACAGCCCCATCTGAAACTTTGCATTCCCCAGTGCCAAGGATGTTTACTGTGCCATAGACTATGTAATCATCTACATCAGTTATAAAGCCTTTGAAATTCACATTAGTCTCATCTATTGTAAGCTGGGCATAAGCAGGATTAGTCATACCATCATAACCTATATCAAAATCATGTCCGATGATAGCAGAACTATTGTTTAACCCATATTGAGGGAATCGAATGATGAGATGCCCATGATTCGCTTGATAGTTGATCTTCATGGTGCTTGATTCCGTATGTATATAACCGGTATTCAATTCAACAACATCATTTATGTATACTCTTCCTCGGTTTTGCAGCCATCCAATCCGGGTGGAAACATCATTATCCGTGGAGTAATCATTCAGAGACAAAAATTCAGTAGTCGCGTTTTCCTTCACTATAATTGCATTTAGATCATATGATGTTGACGATAGGTTTGAGCCTTTGAATATCGCATCACTTGCTTCGGAAAAATCCATATTGTTGGTAACGACAAATCGACCTGTCCCATGATTGTTCTCATCAACTTGGAAAACTGCTGTATTCACGGTGCTATTGCAAGTAGCGCGATAAGTTGTAAGTAAGCAATCGTCGCCAAGCGTTATTGTTGCGCCATCCATGATCTCCAAATTATCACTTATATATACAGATACACCTTCTGCAATTTTTAATCTTGCTCCGGGGTGTATGCGAATTTTGTTATAGAAAAGGGGATGGTTTGCAGTAAGAATAGTGTCTCCCTCAGCCCAATAGACATCGAGAACCGGTTCGTCGCTTAAGAATACTTCACCTAATCCAATATCTATGTTCTGGTATTGAGTAGCCGTATATGCTCCTGTACCGTTTGCTCTGAGTAGTGTAACAGTGTATCGGGGATGCTTTAACAGGTTCTGAAATACTCCTCTGTTTACTTCAAAGGGAGGGGAATCGCCATAAATTACTGTTGTCGGCATAGCAGCCCTTCCGTAAGCATTGACATAAATGAAAGAAGTGTTCTCTCCACCAGTATCCACAGCATTAACAATAAATGTAGGTTGGACTTGGTATTTTACGACATTATCTTTACCTTTTTGAAATTTACTGAACCCCAGTGGTGGATTCACTGACTCCTGCTCGTGTTCAGGCTCTCCATTCGGCCCCACGCTTGATATAACCGGCATGTACTCAGGATAAGAAGTCACATAGCCATGCTCATCTGGATACATGATATTTAATAAACCAGATGCTGTTAGATAAGGTGTTACACCTGCCCATGATCTTGATGTTGGGCCCCATTGTTGAAATGAATCGTGTGTTACGTCTGAATACATATAGTTTGTTGAGTTGTATGAAATGCTTACGAAGTCACCTGTAATGATCTCTTCTTGGGGGTAGTAAGGTGGTTGCTCGGACATATTTGAAATGGAAACAATAACTGATCTATTCAAATCGGCTCTTTCTAACAAAGCGGAGTGATTATTGACATATCTGTATCCAGTTCCAAGGAATAATGACGTTGGATCATAAAAAGTTAACGGATCATAATGGAGTGAACCTTCAAATCCGCTGAAGTCGTATTTTTTCTCAAAGTAGTCAATACAATCATCGCGGAAAAAATACATCCCTTTGTATCTGTCTGTGAGTGTTGTACCTTTATACCCTCTAGTAAATATGGTACTAGTATTTTCATTATACTCAAGAGTATTGTTCAGGTTGGGACGAGAATTCTGAGAGAGATAATTATATCCTGGAGAGATAGGAACGCTATTAGATCCCGCGTCAGTAGATCCAGTAAAATAAACATGTCCGGAATTGTCAACTAAAGGTGCAGTCCAACAGCTGATAAGTTCTGTTTGGGGAGTATTTATTTGATTTGCGACCAACATAGGATCAATCTCATAAATCTTGTTATTCTTACTAACTGCATAGAGACGAACATCTTCCTCAACTTCTGTATCAAAAGCTATAGGCGCAATAAAATGATCCTCATCATTAAAGTTAGTAATAATAGGAATCGAATGTACTAAACACCCATCCCTTGCATCTACAACAAAAAGCGTATGTAAACCGAGAACATAAAGCAAATCACCGATTAAAGTAGGTGTTGCCATATATTCAAGTTTGAAATTGAAAGAGTTATCTATTGTGTCGCGCTCTAGGTTCCTCAGGTTCAAGATCCAGTTACATTCCGCGTTATCAGTGACAAAATCAGCTGAGACAGATAACAATGTTCCGCTTTTATTAAGCAGTATTACTCGATTGTGGTTTGTTGAATTATATTTGTAAAGTACGGGGCTAGCCCAAAAGCCCGTTGCACCATCTACACGTTGTTGAGCCTCACTAGTTGTAAAATAGGTGTTTATATTGCCAATATCATCAGTATTATAGCTCGACACGCAATCTTCTTCTAGGTTCAAGTGTTCTTGATTCATTTTAATGATCTGCCTGTTCTCAATCGACCAGTCGAAAATTCCGTTCAATACTGTAAAACTGATTAGCAGACCTTCTTTACCCAGAGGAGTTATAGGTTCACCAGTGTGAACATAGTTATACAAACCGAAAGTTGCAGCATAAAAATGCTGGTCGGCCGCATCGTCAACAGCTATTACGTTGCGAATCCTATCCGGGCATAAGTAATGCTCTGAAGCAGGTGGGGTATCGCCTCCCGTAGCATATAGAGCTGTTGTCATGATGGCAATTGTTATAATAATCCAAGTTGTTTTCATAATTTCTCCAAAGTTTGTTCATACATATGAGTGACTGTGAGTTATCTCCAATTCTTTGTTACTCACGTACTTTGAAGACATGACAGATAGCCTGTCTTAGTCTATCAAAACAAAATCTTTGATTGATCCCCATGTTATAGTGTTCTTTTCCAACGATTTCCCCAGCATTTATGCGCTCGAAAGAAGTTCCGGAGACCAAGCAGTGTCATAGTGTCATAAAGGATATTGCTGCCTAACTCAGTGCAGTAAAGCCCTGTGCCCAAAATGGTGAGCCTGCCGGCCAAAATGCTCATTGCCATAACAACCTCCTATAGAGAAGTATGTTCGTATAAGTCTATTTTTTCTACTGAACAAATTCAACTTCTTTTAGTTGACTTGAGTTCCCTTCTTCCGTTATTAAACGGGCAATAACGGAATGGCTCATATGAATCTTATAATCATGTTTAGATCTAGTTTCATCCTCTGGCGCATAAGACAATTTGTCAATTAAAAAATTCAGCGTGGGTTTCAAGGTTATTCTGTCAACCCAAAATTCATTGGCATCCTTACCCATCCTGATTTGTCAGCATACAGGGGAATGCTTTCCTGGCTCTGGATCTATGATTACATCTGGTACAAGGAGATAGCATGACCGAAGCGTTGATGAACCGAATCAAAGCTCAGTTAGTCAAACATGAAGGTCTGCGGCTGAAGCCATACCGATGCACAGCAGGAAAGTTGACCATCGGTATCGGCCGCAATCTCGATGACCGGGGTATCTCCCAGAAAGAGGCTTATGCCATGCTGGATCGGGATATCCAAGACTGCGAGCAATGGCTGATCGATGAGATACCTGAGGTGTACAATAAGCTCGATGAGGTGCGCCAGTCGGTGCTGCTGAACATGTGTTTCAACTTGGGCATCAAGGGACTATTAGAGTTCAAGAACACCCTTGCATATATCGGTGCCGGAGACTGGGAACGGGCAGCCAATGGCATGCTGGCCTCCAAGTGGGCGAAGCAAGTGGGAATGAGAGCCATTGAGCTCTCCGAGATGATGAGGAAGGGAAAGTGATCTCCATCCCGGTCGAGACCGATGCCATGCTCGCCATCCTCAACTTGCCAAAGGAGATGTCCAACAATGGCATCTTCAAGGAGCATCAGGGCCTGGTCATGGAGATGATCAACTCCCTAGTTCTGCAGGAGTACTATGACCGGGCAACTCACGATGACTTGCCCGAAGAGGAGCCGTTCCTGATTTCTTTTCGTTTTGGGTTCTGTTTTCTGATGCTGCACAGTACTTGTGAGTTCCTCAATTTGAAGACCCTAGGCGAGGGAATAGTCAAGACCGTAGGTTTAGACCAGTCCGCGACCGAACTACTCACAGGGAGCGAAATTGACGCCTTCAAAGCCAACCTTGAGCTAAGAGCACTGACCATCCTGCAAGCCTATCTCAATCCTGCCGGTCTGGATCGACTGAATGAACTCAAGCCCAGACAGCCTCGCCCAATTCGAGTGGGAGTTATCTGATGCCTGATCGTGATTTTACTTCTCCTGAGGAACTGATGGTCGAGATCTACCGGGCTATCTATGCCGCCCTGGAGAGCCGGCTGCATCTGATCGGATCGACCATCGATGCTGACTCTCGCAAGGAGATTCTGTCACAGCAGATCTACGACAAGGGTGACTTCTATGGCAATACTGGCTATCTACTCCAAACTACCGATACTGCCATGATCCTGAGAGTTGGCTCGAACGTTCGTCATGAGCCTTTCGTTTTGGGCGGCAAAGTGCCTTCCTGGACTCCGATCGCTCCATTGATCGCTTGGGTCGAACGCAAGCACCTGTCTTGGACTGATAAAGAGACAGGTAAAGTTCTGACCGTAGCCGAGATCGCATATCTCATCCGGGGCAAGATCAAACGGGAAGGCATTGCTGCTCGTAATGTGTTTGCTTCAGTCATCGCCAACCGGGAGCAGTGGATCTATCAGCAGTTGAATGATATCGAGGTGAGCCTGTGACAGCACTTGAGAAGTACCAAGCTGAACGCAGCCGCATCTCCGAAGCTCTTAATCTTGCTGGAGTGGCAGAGACCCTATACAACAAGGACAACATCCCCAAGAACCTGCCTTGCGCCATCCTTATCCTCGATTCCGAGATCGGCAAGCATGGCACCTCCCGCCAGTATGTGGATACCGATATCGCCTGGACGGTTTACCTGATCGTCAATGCACAGAATGTATCCGATCCAGACTCTGAGCTATATTCATTCAAGGAGAAGTTCCGGAGCTACTATCAGAAGCTGATGAACCGGGACCTGCCAAGTATCGAGTTTTACACATCCAGAGTGGATGGAACCAGATTGGTCAGGATCGCCAAGATTGATCTGCTGAAAAGCGGTACGGGAGCTGGTTCATGAGAGTGATGCGCATTGGTGCCTATAACCTGGCGATAAGTTCAGCGAGTGATCTCCTGGAGACCAAGTACAAACCGGAACACATAGATCTATCCAAGTATCAGTGGATCGGCAAGCAACTTGTAAGTAAAGCTGCCGAGACTAAGAAAGTGGTGTCTCAGCCCTACTCGATGAGCAATCTGCTCAATCTCCTGGATACCGATGAGTATCACTCCGGCTGTATCGATGCTCTGACTATGGCTACCATCATGCAGTTCGACTGCAAGAACAGCCAGGTCAAGTCCTGGATGGAAGCTGCCGAGTTCCCTGCCTGTGAAGACCAGACCACCATCCTGGCGGAGCTGATGAAGTTCTATCTCGCCTGTGGTAACGGCTTCCTGATCAAGATGCGGAACGCTCAGGGTCAGTGGATGGGACTGGAGCGCATGCTGCCCTCTGAAGTGCAGATCGTGGAAAACTATGACGAGTTCGGCTTCTTCAAGCCCAACTACATCCAGGTTAACAACAACCAGAAGAAGGACTTCGCCTACGAGGACATCATCCACTTGAAGAAGTCAACCCATAGATCAAACGCCTGGGGACTGGCTTGCCTGCCCATTGCCATCAACATCGAGATCTTGGGCGAGATCAAGACCTTCGACTACAACAACTTCAAGAACGGCCTGATGATTGACTATTTCGTAATCGTGGAGGGCGGAACGCTGAGAGACGGGACCGTTACTGATGAACAGGGCAATGAAGTGCTGACCGATGCCTATACCGAGATCGAGAAAGCGCTCACCGAGGTCAAAGGCAATGCCAGGAGCCACTCCACTGTCCTGATCGAGAGTGAGAGCCGGGACGTGAAGATACGCCTTGAGCCTCTCCGTCAGCAAGACCGGGAAGGGGGCTTCTTAGGGCTCAAGAAAGACCTGAGAGAAGGTATCCTCGCCTATCACCGGGTTCCCGCCAGGATCGTTTCCCAACTTATCCCAGGACAGCTTGGCGGCGATAACCGCAGCGATATGCTGATGTTCTACCACTTCGTGGTCAAACCGCTGCAAAACCGCCTGGCACTAACCCTGGCAGTAGAGTTCAACTATGAGTTTGGTTGGAACGTGAAGCCAGATGATTTCAACTTCGGCAACCTGACCGAGGTACTGCAGAGTGACGATGAACGATTGTTCTTTACGGCTAAATAGTAGAAAAAACACCAGGAAGGCGGACTTAGCACCTTGCTTAGGGGTACCGCATCAGTTGCCTGGCACAACCAATAACTTCGTTTACTGTGAACGCTCACTGTGTATAGGGATATGCAAGGTATGCACCCTTGCACATTGCCCATCAGTGTTAACTCACAGACTCCGTTATTGCGCCTTTTGGGGCATTACCGCCCCGAACATTGCAGCGAACATTGCTATTGCTGTTTGTTCCATGGGTAACACCTCCATTAGTTATTTGGATAGTAATCCTTAGCAACACCTATTTTAGACTGCTTATTATGTCAATGATTTTTCATGCAAATACACTCAGTCCTTCTTTAAGTGCTATTAGCGATAATAACTTAACTATATATCAAAGGAGGTAGCGTGAATCGTAAACGCACCATTCTCAAGGGAGAACTCCGTAACGTGGAAGTAGAGTTAGTCTCGCTTCTGTTCGATGAGATGACTCCCGCCAATCAGAAGGGTTTTGTGGTCAAGAACGCTTCGGGACGGAGCTTCGAACACAAGATCAACTCCACCAAGTTCAAGAGTGAGACGTCAGGAACCCAGGGACGGCTCTTTGTCACCCTGATGGAGCCCAACATCCACGATTCCCAGGATGACTATTACACCCGGGAAGAGATTCAGAAGGCCTGCGACCACTTTGCCAAACATGGCCTGGTGGGCAAGTGTGACGTCAATCACAACATGCAACCCGTACCGGAGTTTACCGTAGTCGAGAACTACATCCTCAAGACCAGCGACCGGGAACACTTCCCCGATACCAAGGTGGGAGCCTGGGTCCAGGTGCTGAAGTGTGAAGACCTCAACTCTGAACTCTGGCAGAAGATCGAGAAAGGCGAGTTCAATGGAGTCTCCATCTATGGCCGAGCCGATGACTACCGCAATGCGGAAGCGAGCCTTGCCGGGATCAGGAACGAACTCAATAGCCTCCGCAAGGTAGCGGAGCATAACAACAACACCGAGCTGCAGAAGGGCATCACCGCCATCAGTGAGAAGATCGGTGAGTTGGAGAAGGGTAACCCCAACCTCCAGCTTGGCGATGCCATCCACAGCATCGAGAAGAGCCTCAAAGACCTCTCCACCACCATGAGCAAGGCCATCTCCAAGAGCATATCCGGAGAGCCCGATGCCAACCAGTCCAATGTGGACAAAGAGCTTACCATCGATGGCAACAAGATCGTGGTCAAGGCCTCGCATCGTGAGATCTACAAAGGCATCTCCGACGTGGACTCCGGCAAGGCCATGAACATCCTCAATCCCAATACCACCTCGCTGTTCATCGATGAGGTGATCGGATCACAGCCGGGTGATACCCTCTCGGATATCTCGGTGCTGCCCCTGCTCAAGGACGAGAAGATCGACGTCGGCCTGATCGATGACCTGGTCTTCAAGAACTCCCTCGATGGCGCTCTGACGGCTCAGAACGTGAGCACCGCCGACCTCTCCGTGCCCACAGGGATACTTAATGCCGAGTTCACCTTAGGCAGGGATGTAGTCGAGTTTTACAAGGACAAGTACGGCGAAGATGCCTTCGGAGCCTATGTGGAGAACCACATCGCCAAGAAGACCGAGAAAGCCATCCGTCTGCTGCTGTTCAGGGGTGACCGGGCTTCCACCACCCCCAAGCTCAAGGCTTTGGACGGAGTGATCAAGCTGGCCACCGCCGCCTCAGATGTCAGCAACCTCTCCAAGGCCACCTATCCTGACTGGGCAAAGCGCTTTGAAGCGGCTCTATTGGCTTTCTCTGACGAGATGCTGGAAGAGCAGGAGAACTTCAAGTTCTACGTCAGCCATAAGGACCTGATCCGTATCCGGGCTGAACTTGCCAAGCGTGCGACCGGAGCCGGAGACAGACTGCTGCTGGAGGGCGGCAAGGTATCCTTCGCGGGGATTCCCGTCAAACCCCGTCTCATGCCTGATGAGTACATCATCGGCGGCCTGCCCAAGTTCATCATTGTCGGCTATCGCACCGATGCCGAGTTGAAGGTCGAACATCATGGAGCGGACTGGAAGTACCACTGGTACATCCGCATCCGGCCCGGGATCACCTACATCTCCGGCTTCGTGAAAGTGTTCAAACTCACCACCTAAGCAACCAACTAAGAGAAGGAGTATCTCTATGGATTTCATCTTCGCCAATCAGCAGTTTATCCTGGGTCTGATCTCGGCTCTGGTGGTCTGGATCATCTTCAGAACCACCGGGAAGCAGATCGACAAGACCAAGGTCAACTCGGCTCTGGCCATCATCCTGGATATCATCCAGGACATTAAGATCAACCCGGACACCAAAGACCTGGACGACTATGCCAAGAAGCAACTGGCGGTGGAGCGGGCCACCAAGTCCCTCCCTCCCAGCCAGGCCAACGTCATTCTCAAGATCTTCGGCACCATCGGAGGAGCCATCGAATACGTGTTCCACAACCGGAAATGGCTCTTCAGCATCGGTAAGGCGATCAAGGGGGTGTTCTGATGCCTCCCATCTCTCAACCTACCTATCCCTCCGGGATGCAGGACACAGATCTGCAGTTCTCGGCCCTGATGGATGTGTTGATCGCCGACAACGTCTATTTCGGAGTCGGCACCTATAACCAGACGGAAATCAACACCAACTATGCCAATCAGGGCCTGATCAAGACGGAACTCAGCACCAACTTCGACCTGCTGGGTGAACTGTCTGAGAAGCCAGGTAAAGCGGACTCCAAGCTGTCCAAGCTCAAGACCCGCAACTATACTATCCCGGGCAAACGTACCAACACCATCGAGCTTAACATCTCCGGTCTTTCTACCAAGCAGAAGAACTTCCTGGAGAGCACCCTGTTCATGGGTAAGGACACCACCATTGTGGTGGCGTCCAAGGAGCTGGACAGGGTGGTGATCTTCACCGGGCTGCGCTGGACGGTCGACTGGTCGGGAGAGGCCGATGGTCTCTTCAACGTAGTCATCTCCACCGAATTCTCCGGAGTGACCTCCAACAAGATCTATCTGATCAAGGATATTCCTCCGGGAGCGTAATATCACCACTCTCCGCAATTACACTCGAAAACAAGGAACTGCTATGGACTGCCAGTGCAAACCTGAGATCGCGGGGTCCTCGCAGCACAACCCGTTGTGCTGTGGGGTGCTCAAAGAGAAAATCGATTCAGTGCACGAGGAGCTCTATGGCAATGGTGACAGCAGCAAGTCACTGGTAACCAGGATGGCGAGGGTGGAGACGAACATGAAGATACTGTTGACCGTCTCCACCTCGCAATTCCTGCTCTTACTGGGCATTGCCCTCGAGATGTTCTTTGGTAAATAAGATAAGGATTATTCTATGAAACGGGAACCCAAACTCAGCTACAGCCAATTGCGGCAAATACTCTGCCTCACGATCTCGAACGCTACCTTGAAAGCCAAGCTTGAGGACTTCCTCTCCGGCAAGGTAGCCAAGGTGAGTGAAGTGGAACTACTGGAACTGATCAGCCAATCGGAAGCCGATAAAGAGCTGATCTCGATACTTTCCGGGCGCAATCCCGATGACATGGACGCCCTGGAAGCCCTGGAGTACGTCTCCGCTTTTTTCGTCTATATCAGAGCCAACAAAGAGAGGTTCGCAAGTTGGCTCGGGAGTTTCGGATTGGCGGTAACGGCGTCTCCAACTACCCCTTCGAGAGGTTCGAAATGATCCTGCGTAAATTAGGCTTCACCAGCGAAGACTTCAACAATATGACTCTGCCTGAGCTATACCTCCGGCTCTGTATCGCTGATCCCAAAGGAGAAGCATGATGGACGCGATCATCGGCTGGATCGGCGGTAAGCGCCTGCTGAGAAAGGTGATCGCTCCCTATGTCCCCCAGGACATCAAAGGCTATATCGAGCCCTTCGGGGGTGCGGCCTGGATGCTCCTCTACAAGGACAAGTGGGGTGATTTGGAGGTCTACAACGATCTCGACAACCGCTTGGTCAATCTGTTCATGCAGGTGAAGTACCATCCTGATGAGCTGATCAGGGAGTTGGACTGGTTAGTCGCCAGCCGCAAGCTCTTTGCCGACATTCTCAGGCAGGAAGGCTTGACCGAGATACAGCGGGCCGCCAGATTCATGTATCTGATCACCAGATCATTCGGAAGCAAGGGTGACAGCTTCGGCACCTCTCAGAAGCGTGGTACCTCCAGTATGTATAACCGCCTGGAACGGATCAAGGAACTCCACAAACGGCTCGATATGGTGATCATCGAGAACCTCTCCTATGAGCAGGTGATTGATAAATACGATACCAGGAGCAACTTCTTCTATTGCGACCCGCCTTACATGCTCGGCTATACCTATGAAAACTCCAAGCAGTTCAGCCATGAAGCCTTGAGAGACATTCTAAAGAGTATCAAGGGCAGATTCATCCTTTCCTACGATGACAACCCGGAAGTGCTCAAGCTCTACAAGGGCTTTGATATCAAGCACGTCACCCGCACCAAGGGCATCAACCGCAAGGAAGGCAAATCCGAGTTCAAGGAAGTGATCATCGCCAATTTCAATCTGGAGGAGTCAGGGCCCCCGCAGCCCAACTTATTGGGGAGTGGGGTGAAACAATGAACAGCATCATCTCCTGGGTAGGCGGCAAGCGTATCCTCCGCAAGAAGATCCTGCCGCTGATCCCCAAGCATGACATCTATTGCGAGGTCTTTGGCGGTGCTGCCTGGATACTGTTCGGAAAGAGTGCCAACAAGGAAGACTGGCAGTTGTCCAAGAAGAGCCGCTATACCGAGGTCTATAACGACATCAATGGCGATCTGGTGAACTTCTGGAAGTACATCAAGAACCACCCCGAAGCCTTCGTTACCGAGCTTAACAATTACCTGATCTCCAGGGAGATCTTCGATAACTTCATGAAGCATGAGCCCCGAACCGAGTTGGAGAGGGCGATCAAGTTCTACTACAATCTCGCCTGCAGCCATGGCTCACGCTCCAAGAACTTCTGCGTCAATCAGGGCTACAAGTATATGCCCCTGCGCAATCTGGAGAAGGTGAAAGCTGCTTCAGACCGGCTCAAGCAAGTGATCATCGAGAAGCAGCCTTGGGAGAAGATCGTAGTCCGGTTCGACCAACCGCACACATTCTTCTACCTTGACCCGCCTTACTATACCAAGGAACACATCTACAAACGTGAGGACGCGGATGCCTTCAACCAGCATGAAGAGCTGGCAGAAGCCTTGAAACAGATCAAGGGCAAGTTCCTGTTATCCTACAACAACGATCCTTACATCAGGCATCTATACGATGGCTGCATCATTGAAGAAGTAGAAACTCAGTACTCCGTGTCAGGTGCGTTCCAGACTGAGACGGAACTGATGATTAGGAACTACAAACTATGATCTTGTTTATTTTAAGTCAAGCTGGGTTTTTATGAATTTGAGAGTGTTTGAGTATTTGGTTGCTACTGAATGTAGGTGTTTGATTCCAGAAAACACTAACAATACTTTGGCTAACAGTTCTTGGTTCTTATTTTTGTCTTTCAACACTTTAAACCAAACACAGGCGTTTGTCTTATATGTCTTTGATTCCTTAAAAGGTACTGAATACTCTACGAATCTATCATTCATAATTGTACATATATCATTATCGTTGGGGTTTTCTATAATGTATTTTTCTTTTGCATACAAAGCACTCGGTGTCAAAACTATACCTATCCATTCGGATAGAGAATGCCAATCATATGCTTCTTCAATTGCCTCTCCCATAGCAATGTTATTTGCAGTGTCACATTGATACTTACCATAGCTTATGGCACCACGAAAAAAGACACGATTTGTAAACTGCTCCCAAAAGAAGCAATCAATAAGCTGAGGTATTAGACTTAACAGTATGCGTGGATCAATTTTGTTTCTAGTCTTCATAGATATACACACTACAAGAGTATCAGATAAGCAAAGCACATCTATATCTAAGGGCTTGATTTTCTTTTCCAGCCCCTCTTTTTTATCCAATAATGATTTTTTAATATCTGCCCATATCTTGAAGAACGTATTTCCAAACCGTTTAGACATTAGATCTCTAAATCCCAATACATCAAGCATAATAACATATCCCTCTTTAACTCGAGCTGCAGGATCTGCATTTAGCTTTTTAAGGGTATCCTTAAACAATTTGTCGTTATCCATTGTTACTCCTTATTGCATGATTCCATTTTATACACTTTTTGATATTGTCAATTGTAAATATGCCTGACCTAACCTTTAAACTCGTTCTCGTCACTAATGATGCCAGCCTTAAGCTTGCCGAAGTCAGGCAGGAGGCGGAGTCCGCCCAGTCTGCGGTGGAGAAACCTGCTGCGGTTAAGATAACTGCGGAACAGGCTCTGGCTACCATTCGTGACGTGAAGATCGCAGTCGATGGAGTTCTGCAGGTGGTGGGCGGTCTGGTCAGATCTATGAATGGTCTGCTGGATGCCTCACTGGGTCAGAGACAGGCCATGACCTTGGCTTCTGTAGCCTTTGGCGAAGCTGCTGGTGAGATGGGCAGCTTCGCTTCATCTATGCAGCAGGTTACCAACTTCGAGGATGATCAGCTCTTGTCTCTGATGTCCAAGCTGTCCCAGACCTTCAAACTCAATAAGGACGAGATTCAGCAGTTGGTGCCCTTACTGTTAGACTTCACTGAGGCCAACAAAGCCACCGGAATGAGTGTGGAGTCCGCCTTTGATCTCATGGGTCGGGCATTGAACGGGCATACCGCTATGTTGGGCCGCTATGGGATTGTGTTGGACGATACCCGGCTCAAGACCGAAGGGGTATCCTATCTGGTCGAGAAACTTGGCGAGGACTATGGAGGCACGGCGGAAGCTTTGGCTGACCTCCGCCTGCAGAATGCCAATGCCTGGGGAGATATCCAGGAAACGGTGGGCGATATGCTCACCACTTTGATCAATCCTCTCCTGCAGGGACTTCGCTTGCTCATGGATGCCTATAACAGCCTGTCTCCTGTGATGAAGGGCTTCGTAACCGGGATCGTGATCGCCATCCCCATTATCGGTACCGTAACCACTGCGGTTACCGCTCTGACGGCAGCCTATCATGCCCTGCAGGTGGCCATGAACCCGGTAGCGGGGATCATCGGCATAGCGGTGGGAGCTTTATCTGCCTTGGGCTTTGGACTGGCTGCGGCATCCACTAAGACCGATGAGGTTAGTGTTGCCCAAAGAAGCATGAAAGACGAGATCAAGGATGCTGAGCGGCAGGTGTCGGTGGAAGCTGAGAAGTTCTCATTGCTTGCGAGTCGACTATTGGAACTACGGTCACAGACTACCCTTGCCAATGCCGATAAGACCGAGATGAAGAACATCATCAGGTCTTTGAATGACAACTACTCGGAGTATCTGGGCAACATCAACTTAGAGACAGCCGCCTACAATAACCTGGCCACTGCCCTGCGGGCCGCCTCCGAAGCCCTGGTACAGAAGAAGGTGGCCGAGATCTACGGCGATAAGTATAACGCCCAAGTCCGGAGGGTAGCCGAGCTGCAGATCGAATTGGATAACAAGCGGGCCGAATTCGAAACCGCCAGGAACAGGATGAACCAGTTGAAGGCTTCGGTGGACTGGGAGTTCCTGACCAGTGACCGCAACGCTATGGGCTTCAACCCTGCTTCCTACTTCGGCAACGATGGTGAGTGGCTCAAGTTAGAGAGGACGGTCAACTCGTTTGGGGCACTATCTGGCAAGCTACAGGCCGCTAAATACGATCTGCAGGCTTTGGGTGATGCCTACCGCAAGGCTATGTTAGAGGCACCTGATCTCACCTTTGATCAGGGAAGTGGAGGCGGTGGTGGCAGTGCTCCCGCTCCGGCACCCAGTCCCGCAGCTTCGGAAGCGGAAAGCAGGCGCAGGGAAGCTCTGCGTTTGATGGAAGAGCTTGCCCGGCTGAGACAGACTGAGACCGCTCGAATAGAAGCCGAGTACCAGAGAAGGCTGGCCCTGATCAGGGAGTTCACTCAGGATGGCAGTGATGCCGAACGCCAGGCCATCGAGAACCTCGATGCCTGGAAGACTCAGCAGGATAATGAGCTTACTACCAAGGAGAAGGATGCCGTCCAAGCCAGATACAAGGCTGAGATCGACTACTTCTCCAATTTAGAGAACCTCGGAGTCAACTCTTTTGATGCTTTGAAGGCCAGCATGGAGGAGTATTACGCCTGGGCTCAGCAGAACCTTCCGGAGAAGGAACAGCAGCTTATCCAGGCCCAGATAGCCGAGGCCGATGCCCGTCATACAAAACTGCTTCAGGAACGTCAGGATGAAGAGAAAGCCAAGCTGCAGGAACTGCAGGATATCCGGGACGAGTTCCATTCCCGTGACCTGGACAACGTCGGTGACAGTTACGGCAAGCAGCTTTTAGAGGTGGATAAATACTATGAGAAGATGAAAGCCAAGCTCCTGGAAGCCGGACTAACTGAAGTGGAGATCGAGCGGCAGAAGCAGGAGACTCTTGCCACCCTCAGAACCAATTACCAGCTTCAGGCAGCCAGCGGCATCTCCAAGATCTTCGGTGATATTGCCTCCGCTCAGGACAAGGACACCGAGCGTGGCTTCAAGCTCTGGAAAGCCTCGGCGATAGCTCAGGGCTACGTGGATACCTTCTCAGCCGCCATAGGAGCCTATAAGTCTATGGTGGGCATTCCCGTAGTCGGACCCGGACTGGCGGTTGCTGCCGCAGCAGCCGCGATGGCAGCCGGTATCGCCAATATCGCCAAGATCAGTTCCACCAAGTTTGAAAAGAAAGCCACTGGAGGTCTGCTGACCGGACCTTCCCATGCTCAAGGCGGTATCCTGATCGAGGCAGAGGGTGAGGAATACATCACCGCCAAGGACCGGGTCAAGGCCCTGGGCAGGAACCTGTTCGACTTCCTCAACTTCGCACCCCTGGATCAGGTCAAGCTTGCCTTTGCGTCCATGCCTGTTCCCTCAGTGCCTATTCCTAATAACCTGGGCGAATCTTATGCCGCTGGTGGGGCAATCTCTAAGAGTGGCAGCATGAATACCCTGATCGATCTGATTGCCGCCCTGAAAGACGAGATCGTCTCACTCAGGCAAACGGTTATTGACTCCAAGCCTATCATCGAAGTGAATGTCGATCCGCTCTCCAATGATCCGGTTAAGGTCTCCGAGATAGCCGATACCGGCAAGATGATCAGGAGTGAAGTCTAACTGCTATGGGACTAATAACTTTACATTCTTCTTGATAATGTTTGCAATGGAAATCAATACTGTTTCATTCTTTTTCTTTGGATTCAGAACCCCTCGTGTGCAAAGCAGTCTACCTGTACTTATACCTTGTTTTTGTTGCGGTGTTAAATTGAATGGGGGTCTTGCTAATAGGGAAAGAAAATCTGATTTTGCTTTATCTGAAGCATGGGCAATAGCATTGCGTATCTTGAAAATGTATTTTAACTCACTTTTATTAATTTGGCTTCGTTTAAAAGCATTATTATCACCAACCAGTTTCCTAGCTCTTTTGAGCAGAGTTTCAAAATCGTGCCATGTATTGAAGTTATTAGGATGGTCTAAATGCTCAGTCACTCTCTTGGCCAACAATATTGCAGATTTTTTTGATCTAAATTCCTTTACTCTCTTACGCAACACACTGTCTGGATTCTCGGCAAGTTCCAGAATCAATAATTGCCTACAGAACTCTTCCCATTTTGTCCAAATTGATAAGTATAATCCATTAGCAATTTTATGAGTTTCAGGGAAGTTGAAAACTTTATCTTTCCCCGAGTTGTCAAACACCTTAGTAAATGCTTCACAGGAGTGCTTGATGGAGTCTAATGTCTCATCTCTAAGTTTCTCTTTTAGGTTCATTCGTAAACCTCCTACGATCATAAACAGCCTACAGAAATACATCAACTTGTCAACACTAATCTGAAGAGTTATGACAAATTGTTTTAAGATCGACTTCATCCAAGGCAAGACCGATGCTCCCGACTACAACCAGGTCAAGCATAGCCTGGAGGATAGCTCCACCAACAGAGCCATCATCAGCCTGTCTGTCTCTGCCGATAAGCTGCAGTCGGTCTCCAACTACAGCCGTGAACCCAAGCGGCTCGTGTTTGAGTGCTTTCCTACTGTCTGGATACAGGAGAACATCCTGAGTGGGAATAACGAGCATGAACGCTATATCTCGCACTTCGAGGTGAAGGTCTACCGGGACGAGGCTCTATTCTTTACGGGCATCATAGATACCTCTCAGCTATCATTTGATGTAGCCTCCGGCATCCTCAAGATCAGTTGTTACGACAAGATCAAGCTGCTTTCCCTGTTCTCCGATCTCACCCACTACTATTCCCTTTCCGCGGGTTACCTTCCGCAATGGATATTGGCCTATTTCATTCAGGACATCGGGCAGAAGATACCCGTCAACATCCCTTACTCCAATCAGTTCAGCTTGCCTACCCTGAACATCGGCAGCGGCAACGCCCTAACCATCGCCCATATCGGCTTCGATGATCTGCTTGCCTTTCCCAATCCCACCCATGGCTGGACTTACAGCTATGACGGCTCCGGCTGGCCGGGTCCCCAGTGGGGATATCTGATCGATACCATAGCCAACCGCATGAGCTTCGTCTTTGCCTACAAGAAGGTGATCAAGGCCACCTATCCCAGTCCTGCCGCTACCAGGTATCAAGGCCGTTACCGGGGCCGCATCTATAAGTTCTTCAACAATATCTGCCCGGTAGTGGTCGAGTATGACGAAAAGACCGACTGGGTGGAAAACCTGGCCTTCCTCGAAAACGCCACCAATGAGTTCATCGGCTTCTTTACCGGGAACGGCGTCTCCGAGTCCACCCTCTACAATGGTCTGGCTTCTGTGGGCTCTATCGATAGCCGCAGCTACGGCAGCAGCCAGTATGTCAACCACTGGATCGAAGCCCACTTTCATGGCAACCTCTTCCCGGCCAAGCTGCATCCCGGCAAGGCCTACGTAAACTACACCGATGAGCGGACCGATAACATCAAAGTGTTGCAGGCCATGCTCATGCTTTACAATGCCACCATCTTCAGCAATCCCCAAGGACAGATCGTGTTCAAAAACAAGGATGCCTACAGTAGTACAGTGATAGACATCGATGCCGGGGATGTGGTCGATTTCACTACCAAGCGGGGCAATCCGGAGAAGCCCCAGATAAGCTCACTGGATATCCTGACAGGGGATACAGCTCAACTCCAGAACCTGATCAAAGACTATTTGATCGACTTTCATGACTCCAAGTGGAGCTGCGAGGCAACCATCGATAGTCTCTCCAAATACAACCTCTCCCTCCAGTCCAGGATACGCATCCAGAATCAGATCTATGCCATAACCGAACTGGAGCGCAATTACATTGAAGATGAATACAAGGTGAAAGCATGGTTGTTATAAAGGGATTCAAGCTTATCCGCTGGGCTAATGACGGCATCTATTACTTCTTCTGTCCCAACGGGCAAATCGAATACAGCCCCAATCAGAAGTACCGCATCGAGAAGAAGAACGCTTATGATCCCACTATCATACACAGAAGGGAAGCCTACCGGGAGGACGCCTTCGATCTGGAGGCGGTGCTTGAGCCATCCGAATACTACAGCCTGATGAGCTTCCTCCTCGGCCCGGGCGTGCTCTATCTGGAATACACAGCCTACAACAATATCAACAGCCAGTTCCCGGTCACCATCTCTCAACTGCCCAAGTGTCCGGATGACCTGCATGAGTATCCCACGAAGGTCAAGTTTAGCCTGGAATCGAGATACATCGGCTCACCCGGCTACATCGACTTCGGTGGCATCATCATCACCGACTTTGACGAGACAGTCACCCCGTGCTAAGTTAGGGAAGGAGATCAGAAGGAGATCACATGTATAAATACGGCATCAGCTACTACTATATGGATGGCAGCATCCGCAAGCCCAGGTCAGGCGTGGACGTCCGTTTGCTCAGACCGGGGCAATCCTGGGCTGAGGGGCTCAAACTGATCGAAGTCACCGGGGGTTCCGGGTACTACGAGATCAGCATCGAATCTGAGGCCGGCTGCGGCTACTATGAGCTCTGGGATGACCTCGGCAGTCCCTTTGGCCAGTTCAGCGGCAAGACCTGCATCATCGGCAGGCTCGACACCAGAGGCCTGCAGAACAACTCCGTCAATGCCAGTCACATCACCGATGGCTCTGTTACAAGCTCCAAAATCGCCAACGGAGCACTCTCCAAGACTCACTTCGCCCCGGATATACTCACTCTGTCAAAACTTGAACACGAAATACAGGATCAGAACAAGGGAGTGGGCGATAACAGCCAGGGCAGTCCCGCCAACCTGTCTGATGACAAGACGATCATTCATGTCTTGGAAAAGGAGTATCAGGAGCTTCCGCATATCATCCTGAGTAACCAGTGCGACGCCTTCCTCTATATAATTGATGCCGTGCTTGAAGGAAACATGGTAACCGTTACCCTTGGGATCAGCCAGGTCTATACCGCCTCCGAGCCTGCCTATACCCTGATCGCCCTCGCCAAATGATGCCCAAGAGAGAAACCCGGCAGAACCGGGTTAAGAAATAGCAAGCTACTGACTATCTCTTATTTTCGAGCCGGCAGATCAGCTCTGCCATCAGATTGATCATCTCCTTGTAGTCTCCGCATTCCCAGGCATCATCCGCCCTGGTTCTGATCTCATCCTCGCTCATCTTCTCCGACTGCAGCCAGGGACCTCTAAACTGGTTCCACCAGCTCTTGTAGTGGAACTCGTTATCGTATGGATCATCCTGGAATGCTTGA